CCCCTCGAGTTCGTGGTTATTTTGAAAAGTATGATAAAGACTTTCGTAATCCACAGGCTAAATATTGGAACTGCCATGCTTTGTTGCAAGAGGAAGACCTTGATGGAGACAACAAAGTATTTAACACTGGTATTATGATGGCTAGCCGGAAAGTAATGGATCGTTTAAACTACTTTGATGGTATTGATGATATTCTTGAAACAATGAAAGAGCTCAAGGAATTTTCGATGTATCCTCCAGCCATACAAAAATCATTTGGTTATGACAACGAAACTATTATGTCTTATAAAGTTCAAATGAACAATGTCTCAGTATATCCATTGTCTCAAACGTGGCATTATAAACATGACGCCAATAAGATTAAAACATATGATAAAAATACTACTGAATTTGAACAAGAAAAAATAAGCTATAATAGTTTAGTAAAAGAACACAACGTAATTATGACACACTTTATTTCTAAGAACTTTGGTTTAATTTTTCAAGGATAAATAGACATATGCATAATACAACAAAACTCATAATTAACCACGCGCTTTGCCACGTCTTACTTATTCCTGCATTTATGTACGGAGAAGCTTGGATGTTTTTGGCAGGGTTTTTGTGGTGGCAAATTATTGTCATTGTGGCTATATCTGGTGGCTACCATAGATACTATTCACATAAAAGTTACGAGTGTAGTAAACTACATCAAATTATTATAAATGTTCTTGGAATATTTTCAGGCGCAGGTCCTGCTCTTACTTGGGCTGCTGTACACAAACAACATCACGCCACAAGCGATACATTAAACGACCCTCATTCATATCACCATAAAGGTAAGTTAGCTGTATATTTAAATACGTGGGGATATGATTCTAAAATTAAAAGAAAATATATTAAAACATTGTGGCGAGACCCTGTGCTTAAATGGTTTCTAAAACATTATTTTAAATTAAATATAGCTATTGTATTGTTACTTACTTTAATACATCCTTTGCTTATGATATTTGGTTATGCTATTCCTGTTATACTTGCATTCCATGGTTATGGGATATTAAATATACTTGGCCACAAAGATGGGCCTACTAATTCTGCTATTGCTAATGTTTTAACCGCAGGAGAAGGATGGCATTTAAACCATCACAAAAAGCCTGGTAGTTATAAAATAGGAAACAAATGGTGGCAATTTGATCCTACCGCGTATTATATTACTCTTATGTTTAAAGGAAAGTAAATGAAATTAAGATATAAAAATGAAGATCGCTTCGCAGAAACTATGGGATACGACGGATTTGAAGCCGATAAGGAAGAACTTAAAGCTATTTACAATAGAATTAAGCCTGAATGGGAAGGGCATAATAAAATCGGTATGGATGATGATCAAATTTTATATCATATTAGCTATGACGACAACATGGTACTATGGGATGAGATTTTCCAAGTCGTAAAAAGAATAGGCGAAAACTGTGGTGTAAAAATTATTTGGGAAGAAGTTAAACATGTAATGAAATTCACGTTTATGTATACTCAACCACGTGGTGTTCTTCATCCACATACTGCTCACAACTTAAGAGCTTTATCTGCTTTTAATATTCCGCTTATTGGCAAAACAGAGATTATTTTATACGACAGAAAAAAAGGTAAAAACCTAATGTTTCCAGGTAGTGATACATATGAGTATGCACGACATGAATACATTAACCCATGTTTCTTAAACGTAAATAAGTTACATGGTCTTGTGAATAACCAAGATACTGAACGCGTGATTTTAAAATGTCATATGCTTATTACACCTATTGAAACTATGATTGAAGCAACAGAAGGTGAAGAAACAATTAAACAATTACCATACGCGCCGTGGTTGGAAACTAAGTTCAAACAAAAGTTATGGTTAGCTAAGAGCTCTACATAATGGCTTATCCGGCTGAAATCAATGTGCTTAAAATGGATTCTACAAATGAATCTATTTTTGTTCATAAGTTGAAAGAGCTTGAACAAACAGACAAAAGCAAAAATAAAGATTGGTGGCCAAACCTTATTGTAAATTATAAAAATTACGATCAATGGTATTTAGCTTTCCACAAAGAAGAAATTATATCTTTTTCTTGTGTTCAATTGTTTGGTAAAAGTACTGCCCGGCTTGCGACTAGATTGTGGAATGGCGTAAAGAAAACTGGATTAGAAAGAGGAGTTATTTTAAATGAAGTATCTCCAGCTATGATTATGATTGAAATGCAATTAAAAGATTATAAAAATTACAATGTTTTCTTTTCAATGCAACGGTTAAATAGAAGAAAGCACCTTGAAAAATTAGCTGAGAAGTTAAATATTAAATTAGGAAGATCCTTTAAATTAAACGATGGTATGCATCAAACATGTCCGTATGATGTTATTGATTGTTGGCAAAGTACAATATCTGAAAAAGAATTAAACTTGCCTGAAATGCCAATTGAAGAATGGAAAGAGAAGTATTGTGACTAAAAGCTTAATTCAAAAAACAAAAAGAGCACGTGTAAATGGACCAGGTCCAAAGAGAAACGAAATGCTTACCTTTGCTAAAATTGGTGACGTTGATCCTGAATTGTTAGAACAACTTAAGTCTATATTATTAGAAAATCCACAAAACGATTTAGGTGGAGATGGATACAATATTTCTCAGCAATGTGATATTGAAAACGTATTTAATGCTGCTGATTCTTACAGGCAAGTTCTTATTCAAAAATCAATTCATGACGAAAATACTGCTTCAGAGTTTGACTATTCTGACTATGTATATGATGTAAAAGTTCCTTGGTTTAAATCCATTTATAGACTAAGGTTATCTCATATGGGTCCTGGCCATACAATCAACTGGCATATTGATACTGATACCAGTGTTATGTGCAGAGCTCAAATTTGTTTAAATGAAAATGATTCTGTGTTTAAATTCAAAACAAAGTCTGGTGTTGAATCATTTACTATGAAGCCTGGTGAAATGTGGTTTATTAATACGGGTTGGCCACATAGTGTTGAAGGTGGAAAAACAGAAAGGTCTGTAGCAATATTTGGATTTGAATATAGGGATTACAATGGAAATACTAACTTATTGCGCTCATAATATAGAAGTAGATCATGACAAGATAGAACAAGAAATCTTATCAATACCTCTTACTTCTTATCACTATGACAAATTTAGAAATACATATATACTTCCTTTGTTTAATCCTGCAGGCAAAACAGGTAAAGTAGATATTAATCTTGACGGAAATATGAAATGGACTATGGATTTACCAAATGTTCAAAAAGCGTTTAGTCCAATTTTAAATGAGCTACCAGGAAGGTTTACTATACTCTATACTCCGCCCAATAAAGAAATGAATATACATTTAGATTGCAAAGAAGCAGAGGTTGGTACACGTCAATATAAGTGGCGTTACGTGGTTAAAGGTGATTTAAAAGGATTGTATTTTTTAAATGAAAATATGGAAAAGGTTTATCCTAACCAAGGCGAAAGAAGTTATGTAATGGATGGAGGGCATCCACATTCTATTGATATTTCTGATAAACCAAAATGGACTTTATGTATAGGATCTCCTTGGCGAGATAATTTACCTAGCGATTTAGATACATCAAAGTCATATATAATTAGTAGACCTAAAATAAAGGACCAGTGGAGTGTATGAAAAAGTAATGAATGAATGCTTTTATCTCCAAGAAGATATAGATTTAGACGAACAAGCATTCATAAACATATCATCTCAATTTGGAAAGTTGTGGAATGAGGAAGACCATCTTATAGCTAAAGAACCTTTGGGTGGCGAGGTTGTACAATGGACATCAAAAAACAAATTCATTAGGATGAGTATTCCTTGGCATGCCGATAACTCAGCTAGTAAAGAATACAAATATCCACTTAGATCATTTTACGCAGTATCCATACCAGACTCAGAAGATTCTAAATTATTTTTCTTAGATACTACTACGGCCTTTGAAATGATGAGTAAAGACAGACAACAATACTTAAGAGATTGTTCTATAATAGTTGGTGATAATCCAACGTTTAAACAATCTGGAAAATGGACCTTTGAAGATCCTTGGGTAGAACCATTCACAAAAATACATCCTATTACTGGACGAGAAAATATTAATTATGGATGTTTAGCGTTAGCCAGTGATGTGTTTGGATTAAGCCCAGACGAAGGTTACTCTGGAACTGAATCATATAACAAAGCCATATTACACCCCGATGGTTCTAAATGGTCTGATGAAGAAATCTCAAAACTGTTCGAAGAAATGATAAATAAAGTTGGGGTATATGAACACAAATGGAAAGAAAAGCAATTCTTAGTTATGAACAATTGGGTTGGATTGCATTATAAACAAACCACTAAAATCATAGACCAAGAACGGTTAATCTGGAGAAGGACAATATTTCAACAATGGCATATATAACAACAATGGTTTCCACGGCAGGACCGGATGGAGACTCCGACTTTTTTAGCGACTATATAAACAATCCTAGTAAGCGCTATCAAGATTGGTCAGCACCTGTACTACCAGCAACCTTTTGGGAAAACTACGACTCCGTTTACTTGAGCTACAAAGATGCTAATAAAATTCTTTTTAGATCAAAATATGTCGACTCAAATAACGATATGTTTGTTACTCAAGTTTGGGAAAGCCAAGCTATTAGAGAACAATTTCTAATTGATGTTGACCATGCTCAATTTGAAGCAAACCTAAGCCATGGAATAACGCGTAACGATTACGAAGCTAACACATCAGTAATTGAAAGTGTTATTACAGACGTTTTAAACGCCGGCGATTATATCATTCAAATTTGTGCAGACGAGTATAGACGCCCAGGAATGGTTATTGGCGATCCCTTAAAAGGCGAAACAACATTTACTGTGGAATAACATTTCCAACTATGTGAGTGCGGATAAACTGTTCTCGATTTGCGTTGAGGGCAGTATGATATAAAGTAGTATCTACTAAATAAACTGATCCATCGGCTGGAAGTTTATAGACTTTACCGTCAATAATAAACATGCATCGTTCATTTGACGTTAGTGGAATATGAATCCTTGGCGTCAAGTCAATGTGATATGAATAACAGGTTCCTTTAATCATTTTCATAACACGGGTTCTATGCATCTTATATTTTGATAATAATGAATATGTGTATTGCATATCGTCGTATAATGGTACAATGTATTCTGACTCATCAGCTCTTAAGTCATAAGTCTTTCCACAAGCTCCATCATAATCTCCTTCAAAGGCTCCTTGTAATGGAAACTGAGCAGAAACTTTTTTATTCTCTAATTCTTGAATAATCCATTCAATATCGCATTCACCAACTTTTTGTATTACATCTTTCATATTGATATCGTTAGCTCCTTTACTCTATATTTTTGTTTAGTAACCCATAAAATCGTTTCAATAACATAATCTAAATCCATTTTTGGAGTATCAACGTGTGCACATCTTTCAGTATCAAAGTATCCAAAGTTTAAACAAGTAACATTATGGCCCATGTTATATAATTGTTCGTTAGCTGCTCTTAAAGCTTTTTTCTCAATAGCATATTCAAATGCGTTTTCCCTACCAACACCATTATAGTCAGAAGCTCTTGAACCTAGACTAATTACTCTTTTACCGAGTTTGGCTGCCTTGAATAAGTTTTCAACTTGGGTATATCCATCATGTTTATTATTAATGAATATGTCGCACTCTTCTAAAGTATCAACAATTGGAAACAATTCAGCTAATTCTTTGCCAAGACCTCGTCTTGTACCATTTACGTAGTATTTCATAATTTATATCTCAGAGAAATTCCTGTTTTAATTCCTGACAAAACTCCTGTTGTATGAATATATTTATTGTTAAATATCATGGCTGATCCTGGTGTAAAAGAATAAGCTTCACCGGTTAAACCAAACCACTGTTCTTTTGGTGCCCACTTTATATATTCATATAGGTTATCATCTATAGGTTTATCTGTAAGTCCTTCGCAATCATAGTCATATGGTTTTCCCGCTACACCCGTATTAACTTGAAATTCCATAACATCTGCGTGCAAACACCACGTAACACTGTCCTTATGATATTTTTGGTCGAATATAACAAGAGATGCATTGGGATCTGTAGTGTGTAATGGTACTACAACGTTAACAGTTTCTTTCCATTCTTCTCTATGGTCTGTATGTGGCAAGTATGGCTTTGTATGTTGGTAATAGTTGCCGCCAACTCTTTCCCACCCACTCATAAGTTCATCGATGATTTTTGTAGCAGGACCTGGATTTGCTTTTTTCATCGTAGGAGTATCATATTCATCTATAGAATTATACTCATCAAGCAAGCTTTGTATTTCTTCGTCAGTAAATATGTTTTGATAATATTTTTTCATTTATTTCCTCAAAGCTTTTTCCGTATAACGAAATTCTTAAATTATATCTTTTGCCGTGTCCTGTATTATCTACCATGTGCATAGTTGAAGTATTTATTAGAGCAGCTTTATATCCATCTAAATTGTAAATCTTTCCGTTGTAATCAAAGGTTGTTGGAGCTCTTTCTGTATTTCTAAAGTCGTACATAAAAGCAGCTTTTGGAGCACCAACTGCAGCAGCTCCATCTATATGCCACTTTAATATTTTATCAGCTTTAGTAATTAAAATAAAACAATTAAAGCCAACATCTAAATCATAATAGTTTATAAAGTCTTTAGCAATGACGTTAAGAGTTTTGTCTTTGTATTCCTTGAGCTCAGGATTGTTTTCAACCCACTCGTCATGTCCATATATAGTCGTAACTTTTGGAACTGATCCCTGGTTATCTCTATAAAAAATGTTTTCAACATAACCTTTGAAATGCTGATAATATTCTTCTATTTTGGAATCATCTAAAACATAGTTATCTATTTTCGTATAAGGTAACATTCTTTTTCCTCCAACGAAGGTGTACGAAATTGTGTATAGTCTATTTTAATCTCAGTACCACCTGCCATTTGATCTAATACTAACTTATAAAGAGTTATGTTATTTTCTTTAGTCATGTGGCAATACCTTAAATCCATATACTTACGACGTATTTCTAAAGCCGTTTCACCCCAAGCACTATCTTCTAACCTTGATATGTTTATGATAGGTGTTGCCTCAAAACCAAAATCCCAGTTTGCGCCATACATAAATTTGACGTCAGGTCGGGTTTCTAAAATTGAAGCTTTAAGAAGTCGAACATAATGTGATTCCTTTTCTTCATTATATAAATGTTTATGCCACATGCTGTAAGCAACGTATTCGTCATCAGTACCCATCCCAGAAGTATTTTCTACAAATGGTATGTGAAATCCATTGATTGATATTCTTCCTGGTCTTGGGAATACAAAAATGATATTGTCGTGTTGAGAATGATTGTCTATAAAAACTTTGTACATGTAATATGGATCACAGCCTTTTGTGCTGTAATTTGTAATATCGTAATTTTGTCTAAGAAGACTAACCCAACTGCTACCTGCGTTAGGTAATAAAGGATGTTTTAGTAAGTTATAATTTAAAACATCTTCATAAGAAAAGCTATCACCAAAAATACCTAAGTTCATTTATTAGCTTATGTACTCTACTTTGATGTCCTTAGTAAAAGTTGGAAAAGTAAAATCATTATCTTTCATATCAACTCTGCGGTTTCTTGATTTATCAGGAAAACCAATACCCATCATAAGCATAACTCTTTCAGATCCTATAACTTCTCCAACCTCTTCTGGGTTAAAGCATTGGCAACAGCCAGTAGAATAACCTAACAAGTTAGCAGTGTATGTTAAATAACCAGCTGCAATCCCAAGCGCAACATTAGAATCTTTAAATCTTTCTGGATCTCCATCTTTGGATTGAGTATCTCTTTCCTCGGTTGTTCTTAAATGTTCATCTCTATCTTCTGAGAATGCAATCACTAGGTTAGCTAAAACCTGAGGATTTTTCTTAGCTTCTCGAGTTTCAAAATTAATCATAAAGCCTTCGGTCTTATCATAAATACTTTCAATAATATCACGGTTCGTAATGAAGTGTACTTTATAAAAAACTCTATTTTGTTTTGAAGAGCATTGTGTAACAGCAGTTTGAAGAGTTTTAATATCTTCTTCTGGTAAGGATCGACTTAGGTCCCAGTTGCGTTGACAATGCTGTGATTTCACTATTGTTTTTTCAAGAAAACTGTTGAACATAATATCCTCCTAGGCGTCCATGTTTATATTATTTATATGAAAAAAAAATTAAATTAACCGTTGACAAGGCTTTTTAACTATGGTATAATAGTACTATCAATAAGGAATATAATATGCTAAAAAATGATATATGGTACAAAGAGGAATTGTTGGAATCATTTGATGAGGTTTATCAGCATAATGGATACGCTTTGTTAAATGAACTGTACGAAGATGATGAACGCTTCTATAAAAACACTTGGATGTGGGGACGTGTCGAAGGTGACACAGTCTATGATGTTCGTATTCTTGATGACTTATCAAGTAATAGTTTTGCTAAATATGACGAAGCTATGGAATCTTTCTTAAAAAAACTTGAAATAAAATGAAATTAACTGTTGACAAAGCAGTTCAACTATGTTATATTGATTGTATAAGGTAACAAAGGAAACCAAATAATGAAATTCACATCTAAAAACCGCACTTCAACAGCATACCGTTTCACTGTAAAAATGGTTAATGGCCAAGTACATCCTGATGATATGGAAGCTGTTAACAATATTCGTGATCTTATTAAAAATGCTAATAGCGAAATCCGTCGTTATAACTGGTCCTTTGTAAAACCTCAATACGTAAAACTTCAAGGTCGTGGCCCTCGTGCTGAAATTGCTCGTCGTGCTTATAGACATCCGCGGGCTTATGACCAAGGCCTACCTTTGAGCTTGGCGACATCTGCTGATGTATACGTATACGATCGCTAAATAATAGTTGACAAACCATCTAAACTGTGATAGGAATAGTACCATGGATATGGAAAAACTACAAACACTTGATAAATTACCCTTAACTGAGGCTCAAGAAACTGCTACAAGCTTAATAGATCGTCGGAAGACACGAAAAGTTGTGGCTATGGGCTTGGAACGAGATATTCAAAAGGCCCGTTCATCGGCTGAAGTTTCTCGTATTATGTGGCAGGTTTATTTGTCAGGTAATGGTCTTGGAACTGTCGGTTCCCAATGGAAATCTTTTTATAAAGGTGTTTAATGTTTAAGCTACCCGAACCAATCATCGTCACACTAGACGACAATCAAGTAAGTCATATTAATACTATGGCTCAAGAAATCTTTGAAGATCCTTATCGGCGTAGGGATCGATCTCTTGAAGCTGTGTATTCTCATTGCTGGGCTGGTGTTCCACTCGAGTTTGCTCTTCAAGCACAAGGTGCTACTATGAACCCTAACCAATTTGATTATTCAAATCCAGACTCTCATAACTGGGATGTTGAATGGAACGGGCTTAAGGCTGAAGTTAAAAACTCCCAAGATCCTGGTAAATTACCAGATAAATATGAAAAGAAATGGTTGACCATATCAAACTATATGGCAAATAAAATTGTAAGAAACCGTCGTTTATACCCAAATTGTGTTGACATAATCATATTTGGATGTTATAATAAACTATCTGAAAATACTTTTGACGTTCGTTGGCGGGCTGTTGTGCCCTTTGATACCATTCGCCAAAACCTTCGTAAGTGCCAAGAAAAGTATGATAACAATTGGACTATTGATCATGACGGTGTAAAACGTATTAAGTATTTTTATAGTATAAAAACTGAACCACGCGCGATATATAACTATGATGTATGAATGGAGTAAATATGAAACATGATAATGGCAAACCACCTATTAATTTAGTTCCACCTGAGGCTATCATTGCAGCTGCTCAGGTTTTTGGCTTTGGTGCTCAAAAATATGGTGAAAACAATTGGCGTCAAGATCTGGATAAGTTTCCATATTCTCGTCATTACGCTTCTATTATGCGACATCTTTTAGCTTTTCATTCAGGTGAAGATCTTGATCCTGAAAGTGGTTTACCTCATACACATCATGCGCTAACTCAAATGATTATTTTGGTTATGTGTGAATTGCAAGGTGACAAAGATTTGATTGATGATCGCTTTAAAGTAGAGGATGATACAAATGCGGTATAATACAGTACAAGATATTCGAGAGTTCTTTATTGGTGAACTCAAAGATGAAGCATATGAAATTGACAAAACTGGTCAACGCACTATTGAAATGCTAGGTGCAAGCTTTGTTGCTTCAGAACCAGCAATCTTTGGTGAACCAAGCCAAGCTTATATTAATGCTGAGCTTGCTTGGTATGAGTCGCAATCAACAAACATTAAAGATATCTATGGACCTGATAAAGAACCACCTGCAGCGTGGCAGTATTCAGCTGATCCACATGGTAACATTAATTCAAACTATGGCCATTTAGTATTTTCTAAAAAATACCATAATCAATTCCAAAACGCCTTTGATGAGTTATGGTCTAATATTGAAAGCCGTCGTGCTGAAATGGTTTACAACCGTCCTTCTATCTGGGTTGAGTTTAATGAAGGTGGCAAGTCAGACTTTATTTGTACTAACGCACAAACATTTTATATCCGTGACGATACATTGATGATGGTATCTCAAATGCGTTCTAATGATGTAGTCTTTGGCTATAAGAACGATTACGCGTGGGCTCAATATCTAATGGATAAGTTTGTATCTCAATGGAATCAACAATGCAGACTTCCAGGTAATAAGCACCCTACTATTCAAAAAGGTATGCTTATTTGGCAAGTCCAAAATTTACATGTGTATGAACGCCACTTTGGATTGGTGAAGTAATGGTATTTTCAAAGCATAACATACAAGTTACCAATAAAGGTAAATACACATCAGATGCAGTACATGTCGACGATGATGGTAAAAATACAGTAGTAAATATGTGCCCTGAGTTTGATACTGTTGATGAAGTAGTGGAATGGATTCAAACTCATATGGAGGATGATGCGTGAGATTTATTGCAGCATTAGATCAAAGTGGTGGATCAACGCCTGGCACATTAGAAAGATATGGCGTTCAATATACTGAAGATAATATGATGGATAAAATCCATGATATGCGTCTTAGAATTGTAAACTCACCAGCATTTGATGATAGTAATATATCAGCAGCAATTTTATTTAAAGACTCAGTTACTCGTGGAATGGTTAATATCCTTGATGAAAAAGGTATTGATTCGTTCCTAAAGATCGACGAAGGACTTACTACAGACGGCACAATGAAACCGTTTGATGTAAATGATATATGCGAATGGGCTACAAACGGGATTGGTCCTAAAATCTATGGTACTAAAATGCGTAGCGTTGTTAAGAATATTGATACGATTAAACCTGTTCTTAAACAACAGTTTTCAATAGCAAAAACAGTAAGCGAATATGGCCTAGTTCCTATCATCGAACCCGAAGTTGAAATCAATAATCCTGATAAAGAAGCAATTGAGCAAGAACTATATTATCAATTGGAATCGCTATCAACAGTAAATTTTCCTGTTATATTTAAACTAACACCACCAGTAGTACCAAACCTATATCATAACCTTACAGTGTTTCCTAATGTAGAACGGGTTGTGTTTTTAAGTGGTGGATATACTATAGCAGGAGCATGTAGTAAACTAAGGCTAAATAATAATGTAGTTGCTAGTTTTAGTAGAGCATTATCTGAAGGCTTAAAATATGAGTTGACAGATAAAGAGTTTAATGATATATTAAGTAATAATATAGAAAGGATTGCAGAAGCAAGCGATGGATGAACCAACTGGTAAGCTTATTCAAATTACGGACATAATTGAAACAAAAGTTCGCAAACAAAAAGAGTTAGAGTTCTATGAAAAAGAGCTTAAGAAACTCCAACAAAAGATGTACTTTATACAAAAAGACATTGACATTACCAATATTATTATCAATATAATTGAGAACGAAAAGGTAATGGATATAAAAGAAAACATGGAAGCCAGAATGCTTGGCGATGATAGTGAAAAACATTAGTATCTAAAATGGCTAAATAGTCCATACAAGATACAATGAGGAGATTATATTATGAAAATTGCTTTTATTTTTGGTAAAGGTATTGAAGGTTGTGGTGTAACCAAAGGTGCAAACATCTTTGAAGATTGGTTAGTATCTCAAGGCCATGAAACTATGGTTATTGATTTTGATAATAAACAAAGCTTTGCCCGAGCTCAAAACGTAGATTGGCATGGAAACGTTTTACGAGTAGAGTCTAATCAAGAAATAGAAGATGTACCAAGTATAGTAGATGCTGTTAACACGTGTGACATTGCTATTGTACACTCTTTTCCTACCCGTAAAAATGGAAAGTACATTGATAGATTTCGTCAGTTTGTAGAAGCTATTAATGATCCAATCATTGTGGTGCATGATCATGCTATTACTAAAAATACTATTAATCGTCAGACTGGTGCTGGCGAGTTGTTTGCGTTGGCAGACATTGGTATTACACAATCATTTGAAGGATATTCACAAGAGTGTTATTTAGCACTTGATCCTGGCCTTGAAGGTAGACTACTTGAAAATCCTATTTGGGTTCGTACTGAAGATTACGATCAATATCGTGTTGACTATGAAGATAGAAAAAAGCACTTTATGTATATGGGTCGTATGTCAACGCTAAAAGATCCTGGAATGATTTGTCGTATTGAACCGTATTTGAAAAATGAATGGGATCTGACTTTGATGGGTTGTGAACGTTCTATTTCATCTATTGGTAATCCTGACTCTAAAACATTAGCAACTGATGCAGCTCCATATCATAAGTCTTATCAACCAAAAATTCTATTTGTTGGAACAAACTCAGCTGGTGAACATTACCTTCCAGGCAAAGAGAAAAACAAAACTGGTACTACAATTACAGCTTATGATGGATATAAGTATGATTTTGGTATGGGCCAGCTTGGTACCTCTATGGCTGCTTGGTGTGGATATCGCCTTGGTGATCCAAAGGAATATGGTTATCGTATGGAATATACAGTAATTGAATCATTCCTATTATCCTTGCCTGTTATTAGTAGACACTTTGCTGAAAACGCAGTATCACCTGAAGGTAAAAAGTGGGGTGAATATTATGGTCCACTTATCTCAGAAGCTACCAAGGAAGAAGAGCTTGCGGCTGAATTAAAACGTATTGCTGATAATCCTGAAGAATGGAAAGCTCGTACCAAAGCATGCCGTGAAATTGCTTATAAGTTTAATGATATTGAAGTTCTTGGTCCAAAATTCTTAGATTTTGTATTGACAAAAGGCAAAAGACATGATAAGATAGATTTTATAGATAGGATTTCAAGTTACTTCCCAAGTGCTCGTGAACGTCGCGAAAACGGAGAAATTATTATTTCAACTCCTGGAAGTGTTCTACTTGAAAAGCCTTTGACTCTTGTTGATGGAAGACAAAATGAAATTAAAGAACCCAAGCAAGTTGGTGCTACAATTGAAGGATTTTTCTAATGTATCATAAACGTATCGTTGTAGACTTTGACGACACCTTAGCGTTCCATGAAAACAGAAATTTTGATGACGCCATTCCTAATGATGATTTGATTAAAAAGACAAATCAGTTATTTGATGAAGGATGGCAAATTGATATTTTTACTGCTCGTGGATCTATTTCATGTAAAACACGTGAAGAAGCACGCCTTAAATATGAAGCTGGTATTATAGCCTGGCTTGATAAGTATGATGTTCAATATAATTCGCTTTCATTTGATAAACCATTGGCGGCTTACTATATTGATGATAAGGGTATTACTCCAGAAGCTTTCCTTGATGTTGATATTCGAGAGCTTGAAGGTGGTTTGTCTGGAACAGAAATCTTTACTGATGGTAAAGTTGTACATAAGCAAGATCCAAATGCTCATGATACTAACACTTGGTTTAACGAAGCATTC